GCATAAGTAAATAAACCTACTTACTTACAAGACCAAATTACTGACCACGGGGGCTCAAGTGATGGCAAAGAAGATCATTGAGAAGAAAATTACCCTCGGCAGAGATGCTGAGGGTAAACTTATTCGTAGGAATGTGCGCGGGCATAGCAAGGCCGAGATTGAAAAGAAGGCTTTCGAGATGCGTCAGAAGTGGCTCATGAAATCTGGCCGGCCTGACAATGAGATGTCGTTCATTACATATGCGCGGCACTGGTACCAGACCACCAAGAGCATGAAGTCGATCAGCACCCGCAAGATGTATGAGAATGTCATCGAGAAGCATCTTGCTCCTGCTCTGGGCGATCTGTATTTTGATGAGATATCCCTGTCCGATCTGCAAGGGATCCTCAACAAGAATTTTGACAAGTATGAGACCTGCAACAAGATCAGGCTCACGCTCCGGCAGCTCTACGAGGCCGCCATGGATGATGATATGTTCATGAAGAAGGCTGCCAATGTTAAGAAGCTCGTTATTCCCAACAAGACCAAGACCGAGAGGCGAGCATTCACCGATGAGGAGCGAAAAGCGATCCTCGAAGCAGATTTCACAGACCGACAGCGTGCTTTTGTATGGACATTGTACTACACCGGCGTGAGAAGGGAGGAAGCTCTTGCCCTGACCGCTTCGGCATTTGACTTTGAGAATAAGACCGTGACGATCTCCCAGACATTGATCCTTGACGGCAACAATGCAATCATAGTACAATCAGCAAAGAGCTCCCACAGTCTCAGGGACATACTGATACCTGAAAAGTATATCGATGCTATCAGAGACTACGTGAAGTCAAAGGAAGGTTTAATTTTTGACATGCCGCGCACTCCGGGTGCACCGATGACCGATACATCCTTCCGGCGCTTCTGGCAGACCATCTCAGCGAAGCTCTCCGCGATCGCTCCGACTGCTGCTGAGCTTACGCCTCATTATTTCAGACATGATTATGCCACGAGGCTATACTATTCCGGCATCACAATGAAGATGGCCGCGAAGATCCTGGGACACGCCGACACGACCATGATCATGAAGATATACGCTCACCTTGATGAGCAGAAGGAAAATGTTCTGGAGCGATTGAATAAATCATTGTGACTTTCCTTTATTTTTGTCCCCATCCTGTCCCCAAAGGGTATCCGGGAGGGTTTGTTTTACTGAGTTTCAACGATTGTCAAATTGATTCGTAATCAATAGGTCGTGGGTTCAAGTCCCATTCTCAGCTGACAACGAAAAGCCTTGAAATTTCAATGTTTCAAGGCTTTTTGCTTTTCTCAAAACTGTGTAATTTTATGTTATTTTGTGTAATTTTTGGTGTCCCCACCCTGTCCCCAGAAGCCGCACAAATGCTGCATTCTTATTTTTCGATTTTTCAAATTGTCCCCAAGGTGTCCCCACTTTTTTCAACGAAAAAAGCATCACATTTCTGTGATGCTTTCCCCGGAAAGGAAATAAAATGGCCAAACGAAAAGTCGCCTGTTTATCCGTTCCAATATATGCCGAGAGCTTCGCAGGTTTTTTCTCCAACATTGCCGGTCGCTTTTATATTGTTCGCGCTCTGGAATGTTTTTGCTGCCGCCTTGGTCTTTTTGCCGTATACGCCATCGATCGAGCCGCAAGGATACCCTGCATCAGTGAGTGACTGCTGTACCATTGCGACATCATTCCCGCGCATCATGTCATCCTTGACATACTTCAGCTTCCGGCTCAAGATTTTTTCATCTTCCCACCAGTCAGGGCGGCCGCAATGTGTCCAGCTCTCGTCGAGTGATGTGCATACCACACCGAAGGATCTTCCTTTTGCCTCGATCACTTTTCCGTTTCCTACATAATATCCGACATGGTGCATATATTTGACTGTCTTTTTGATGCTTTCCCCGTTCTTGTCGGTTTCCGTAACCGTCTTGGTTCCCTCCTGGAAAACCATGTCTCCTTCTTTTATATCATCGAAGGATATTGGTGTGCATTTCTTCCATAGTCCATCAGCTGTTGTATCATAAAGCAATACCTGCATCAGTAGGAACCAGTACACGCCGAGCCCGGAGCAGTCGAACGCCTGTGAAGTCATCATGTCGAATCCTTTGTCGCCATATTCCTTCAGGTTTTTCGATATGCGCGTCAGGATCTCATCGACTCTGTTCATAGTTTCCATGCTGGTGAGGTTCGGAAGAATATTGCAGACGGTCTCTCCCTGAGCACCTAACGCATAGATGCTGTGCTTTTCGACCTGGTATTTGAGATATTTCAGGAAGTCGCTTATTTTGGCTTTCTTCATCGAAGCACCTCCTGTTCTTATTCTTCAACTTCAGGAAGTCCGGCAAGGCTTGTGCACAGTGAAGCGACACCCGCCAACAGTCCCGTGGCAAGCCAAGCGATGATAACATCCAAATATGACCAGTTTGCGTTCTGAATCATTACAGGTGTAATGATAAAGCCTGCGGGTATCTGGCTTGCCAATGTCTGTCCCAAAGTGCGCAGAGCTCTTTTCCCAGCCGCCTTCCACCAGCTGGTGTTTTTGATATTTTTCATGATGCATCCCTCCTCACTTCTTTGATCTCTTGTTCAAGGTCTTTTATCCTGTGGTTCGCAACTTCGATCTTTTCTTCGACTACCGGCATCCTCCGGGCGAAGTTGTTATGTTCCCGGACCTCCCGCGTCAGTTCCTCGATCTTGGTCTCTATGACCGCTTGCTGTTTGTCGAGCTTTGCATCGACAGCGGCGTTGTTCTTGTTCGCAGTCACAATGACCGATATGACCGTGATGATAGATGCCAGGACGGATCCTGTTGCCGTAATGATCGCAATGGTTACGCCATCCATGTTTTGTCTCCTTAGATTGTTTGTTGCACCGGTGCAACTATTCAAGTTTAAGATCTGCCTTGAGCTTTGCTGCCTCATTGATCTTCTTTATGGCAGGAAGCTCCTGAATCTCATCACTGGTCACGTAAAGGCCTAAGAGCAGGAACAGATCATTGATGACATCTGCCTGTATTTTCGTGATGAGGTTCAGAACTTCTATCTGTTCCATCAGGAAGTCCATCGTCAGTTCTTCCCTCCGGCCTTGTATGTCTTACCGGTGATCTGCTTATATTCCGCAGAAGTGATCCACCCTCTGACAACCGCATTGGCCACCTTGTCGATGTTCCATGCGCCGCTGTCATAAAAGAATTTCACCATTTCAAACTTATCGCTCATATTGTTCCTCCTTACAGCTCTACGCCGGTCATCATGGCGATGTATTCAATGTCAGCCCTGTTCTGGATGAACACGGGCCACTCGTTCTTTGCGATCTTCGCTTCTTCAAATTCAAAGTAGCTCTCATCGTTTGCGTCCTTTTTCTCGACGATGTTCCGTCTGTAATAGTTATATACGCGGGATGATTCCGTGTCGGTGGTTGCCGGTCTGTCGGCGCTGCATACTAATTCCCACATGCTGTTCTCCTCCTGTCATATGTTGAGATCTTCAGTTTTAAGTATCCAAAATCAATATATGGTTTGATATATTTCAGGTAGGCGTTGTATGTGTCCGTGCAGTCTAACCATCCGAGATATGAGAGCATCTGTCTTGCGTCATATGTCGTCGCTTTTGCCTTTTTCGCTATCCGACGCGCCTTGCGTCTTGCCTTCAGGAAGATGCTTGTCCGGAGCGTCGTTCTGTCGCGAAAAAACCGGAAGCCCATAAAATCAAGATCTGTCTTTTCCGTTATCCGGAAGATGCGCCAGTTATCTTTCATTTCGAGCCCTTCGCCGTGAAGGAAGTCCACTATGCTGAGCCGCATCTTGTGCAGCTTCCTTTTGTTACTTCCTAAAATGACCATATCATCCATATATCTAACATAATATTTTGCGCCCAGCCGTTCCTTGATGTAGTGATCAAGATTCTGTAAATACCAGTTGGCCAACCATTGAGAAGTATAAAAACCGATAGGGAGACCGCTTTCGGTCGCATCGATTATCTCGAACATGACTTTGAGGAAGTCATCGTCCTGGATGATCCTTGCGAGCTTGATCTTGAGTATGTCATGCGGTACCGACTCAAAGAATTTTCGGATATCCATCTTCAGGCAGTACTTTGTATTCTTCAGGTCCTTGCGGATCCATCTCTCGATGAACTTTTTTGCCCTGTGTGCTCCGCGGTTCGGTATCGATGCGTAGCTGTGTTCATACATGCCCTTCATGAAAATGGGCTTGAGTACGTTCACGCACATGTGGTGGATGATCTGCTCCCGGTAGGTCGGAACGACGATCTTTCTTTTCTTTCTCCTGATGCCGTCATATATCTCTTTCGGGCTGTGTTTCGCATTGTGGAAGTGCGTGGCGTATCGTTGAAGATCTTTGATGTGATTCTCCGGGTGCTCGTAATACTTACGCACTTTTGACCTGGAACGCTTGCCCAGGGATGACAGCCTGATCGCCGTTCTGATATTTCCTTCCGAGACAAATTCCTTGTATAGATTCTTGTAGCTTTTCAATTTCCTTCTTATCCTCTCATCCATTTTCATTGCTTACTAACAGATGCTTGTTACGAGTTGATTTTTGCCAAGGGGCAAGGGAAAGGTAGTGCATTTTGTTAATGTTCCGTTGTAGGACAAGAACGGGCGCAGCCGATGTTCCAGTTCGCATTCGACGGCGTGTTGTTCAGATTCGCGTACAGAGCGCCTACATGCGCGTCATTGTTCGAGTTGCCGCCGTGGATCGCAGGAGACCTAAACACCGCAGTTGGCGCACATCCAATCCCTGTGTTGCTTATTATGTGATATATGTTATTTCAGGGGGAGGTATCCCCCTCTTGCGCTTCGCGCAATTCACCCTCTCAGACAAGTGGTTTGCAAGAAGGGGCGCAGCCGAAGTACCAGCGCGCAGCCGACGGCGCGTCGCTCAGAAACGCGCACAGAGCGCCCACAAGCGCGCCATAGTACGAGGCGCCGCCGCGGACCGCGTATGCCGTGATGCCGTTATTAAACCAAAGGCCATCGCAATCATATGTCGAGCTGGTGCCGCTTGCTATCGATGGATACATTCCATCGGCAAGGAACTTGTCTTCGCTGATATATCCGCCGCTTGTTCCCGAAGGTGTCACGCCGGATGATTTATATCCTGATCCGGTGGTATTGTATGCTGCTGCCGTTGAGCCGTCTTCCGTGCCATAGGTGAGCTTGTACTTGACATCACCTGATACATTCATGAGACCGGCAATCCTTCGCCACTGGAAGCCCCACCAGTTCTCCATACCAAACACCTTGACAGCGTTGCCATAGGAGTTGAGAGCGATCGAGCCGGAGTTTGTTCCATAGAACAGACCTTTTGTGTTATGAACGCCGGTCCTGAATCCGTCATTGATAGCCTCAGTTCCTCCGGTATGAAGTCCCTCGCCGAATACAGCCTGTGTATTGGTCGATTTTCCCATCAGGATCAGCAGGAAGTTGATGAGCAGGACATCTGCCCATACTTCCGTATACCAGAGCTTGTCCGTTCCGGGATTGTTTGCCTCGCAGTATGTGATCTCTGTGCTGGCGTTCAGTGTTTTCGCCACCTGCTGCCCGGACATCGATCTCATAACGCTCGATACATTTGCTCCGTTATATATGGGAGTGTAGAAGTGATCGACCATCACTCCGCGGCTGTTGATAAAGTTCCAGGCGTGGAACTGGCTGTCTGCCTGATGGTCTGCAATATAGATATCGCCACTCTTGCCGTCAGCTGAAGGTACAACCTTCACCCATATCTTCTTGCCGTCCTTGCCCCATTCCATCATCGCATTGCCTGCGAAGGTGGTGTCCGATATATCCGATGCGGTTCCGTCTTCCTTCTTGGAATAGTCATCGGGATTCAGATAGTATGCCACCGTGCCGTCTTTGCGGAGCATACACGGGCGTGGCATGAAGAACGCGCCTTCCCATGAACCATAATCGAACTTGCCGGCACCATAGTCCATGTGCGCCGGTGTCATTCCGATCGCGTCCTTGAGATATGTTACCCTCGCGTCAGGATCCGACTCGGAACCGTTGATGTGAAATCCGTAAACAATACCACCCTTGTTGATGGCAGATGCCACCTGAAGGATCGCGTCACGGATTCCCTGCCCTGTTTCGTCCAGGATAACAGGTTTTGTTACGTCTGACATTTGATTTCCTCCTTAACTTGTTGAATATGTTACACAGAGCTTGCCGTCTACTACAGACAAGCCCAGTTTATCAAGGTTATCCTGCACGGTCTTGACAGCTGAATACACGCCGCCCGACTTTACAAGGTTGTTACTGCTCAATGTCGGTACTGCATCCGGAGTCTTTGACAGCCCAGAGTCTTCGATCGTGCCACCGGTTCCTATCGACACAAGGTTGTTCACCGTGCCACCGGTGATCTTGTCGGTCTTGTTGTCAATCGCGCTCTGCATTGATGCCATGATCGCTGCCACGGTTGTCGTGGTAAAGTCCGAAGGATCCCATGCGCCGCTATGAGCATTGGTACAGCGCCACAGCTGGCCATTGTAGACCGTCAGGGCTCCGACCGCATATGTTGCATCAGGATCGAACGGAGCTGCCACGATGGCACCGACCGCATCACCCACGCTGGCCTGATAGGTTGTGCCGTCGAGGGCCGTGATCATCAGCATGCCATTCGTGATGGTCATGCTTTCGATATCATGCGCAGCGATGTATGCATCCAGGAATGTTATGTTGTAGTTGTAGTTCGTAATCATATGCCCGCCGACATTATCAGAAGGCGAGCCGATCACGTACAGATTCAAATGAGATGTTCTTGTATCGGGCATGTTCTACCTCCTTAGGTGTCGCTGAGCGTATATGTGAGCTTCATGGTCTCACTGGATGTCTTTGTGACAGCCGTTCCAAGGTTGCAAATGGTGGCCATGTAATTGAAATCATTTCTCATCGTGTATCTAGTATCGTTTGTATTTGTATAGTGATAATACTGATATGTTTTCATCATCCAAGTATCTACGCCGTCGCCTGCTGCCACCGGCGGATATTCCGATGTGAATCTCGATGTGGACCAATAAAGGTTTGGCTCCGTGATGCCTCCAAACATGAAGTTGCCATCTTTGTCCATACATACTTCGCAATAATAATATGTGCCGAGCCTGTATACATAAGCCTGTGCGCACATACCGGCAACTCCCCAAGGCTGGATCCAGTTGTCATATATCGAGTTCAGTGGATACCCGAGAGTATTTAGTTTTGTTGTGAGGTTGTAGAACTGTATGTCGGTATAATCAGACATATCTACCCTGTAGAATCCGACTTCTGATACATCTCCAGGATTGTAACCGTACAGATAGATATATCCGCCGGAGCAGCAGTTCGCAGCCCAGCTGTTTACAAGCCTCGTTCCGACCAGTGTGATATCTGTGTATGTCTCCGACGGTGTGATGGCTGTCGTATCAATTTCGTATACCCTGATGACGCCGTCCTGGGATGCTCCGGCTGTGACAAGTCCAACCCAGTGTATTTTCTTCGTGGTGGGATTGTACCACCACACTTTCGCATTGTTCGTTGAACTGGTGCAGAGCAGTGTCATCTCGGACATCGATCGAGGGAATCGGCTTGTTGTTATCCCGCCATCGTTGATCCTAAATGTAGGTGTAAACTTCGCACTGTATATTCCCTTGTTGGAGCTTTTGAAAAGGAATATCTTGTCATCTGCCTTGTCTATTCCGATGATGGCGAATCTGTTGCCCGATGTGTCTGTCATGTCCTGAGGCAACGCGTATCCGAGTTCATTTGATGCACTTGTTATGCCGAACGAACCATTGCCGGCACTCGAGCTTGTCCTCGCCACTGCGTTGATGGTTCCGTTTGCCTGAGATGTTCCCCAGTCCCAGACAGAGCGGGCTATTCCAGCAATCCCATTGAAGGATGATTCTGCTGAATTGAAGTATCCTCTGTTGCCAGAGATCGTTGCCGAGTCTCCGGCATAACCGACGAGTTTGTTCGCTCCGAGAGGAAGCATGTTGCCGCCGCCGATCTGATCCTCAAACAGACAAACACCACCAAAAAGGCCGGCGTATACGCTCCCGTATCTGGCGCCGCTGTTGTATCTCATGAACGAGAAGTAGTTAAGCAGCATAAACTCATCCACGGCATTCGTCACAACATTGTGTGCTTCGATGCGTTCATTGCTTCCTGACCTGGTATTGTGAAGATCAATCCGTACTCTGCCGTGGATCTCTTTGCTTTTGAACAGGGGAACCTTCTTCGGTATCAAAATATCAATCATACTCTTCCTCCCTCTACTGTGACGCTTGTTGCCGTACAGTTGGCCTCAAGCAGTACCTTTATTTGCATTGTCGCGCCCTTTGCGTTCAGGATCGTACTGTCAAGCTGCCGCACCTGCATTGTGGTCATGATCGTATCCGGAGACCATACGCCGGCACTGTAGCCTTCCCATGTGTTTCCTCCGTCAAATGACAGCTGCCAGTATCCGCCGCTATCCATCGCCGTGATGAGCGTAACGCCGGCAGTATAAATCTCATCGCCTATAATCACATATCCGTTCGTGCCATCATCCAGCTCTCCGGAGCCGAGCCATCTGTTGTCCGATATGCTTACACCGTAGGTCGAGATGTTTGCGGTTTCGAATACCGGATTGTAGTACATCCGATTGTCTTCCATAGTCGCGCTATCGGTGTAGATGTCCATGATCCTCGGTTCTGCAAGCCCGACAGAGTCGCTCATGCTGTCCGTGAGCATTGATGGAAGATCAAGCTGCGCGCTCTCCGTGAGTTCCTGTATAACCTCGGTAATGCCTACGCCGTCGCCGATATCGTCGTGACACACGATTTGGCCGTCCCAGATAGCTGTTGCAGAGAGGCCACGACCGAAGATCGTCAGCTGTGACTTGCCTGTTGCGATTGTGATGGTCGGAGGATTGTCGCTGTATGTTCCCGGAGTCATCAGATCTGTCCAGGTGAAGTTCAGTAAGCGTCCCCAGTTCTGATCTGCAATGGAGTTCCATGTTCCGTCTGTTGTGAATGTTGAATCGCCCTCGGTCCACATGTAGATGTAAATGTAGTTGTTCTGTGGCGTGGTGAGGTTGAAGGACACATGAAAGTTCAGCACGTTTTCACCGGCGCTGAACCAGTCTTTGTATTGTTTGTAGACCTGTCCGTTGATATAAACATCAAAATAGCATCGACCGGATGATTCCGCGTTGATGTTGACCGTGTACAGCAGAGTGAGCCTCGCAGCCTTGACCGTCGCTACCGCGATCGAGGCGACCATCGTCTGAGCTCCTGCGAGCGTGTACGGTGATGTATTTTCGAAGTAATAGGTGTAGAAGTCGGTCTCTGATTTTCTGTTCACCAGAGCTGTGAGCGTTTTTGAATCTCGGGATTTTGCATCTGCAAGTCTCGGATTGCCGCCGGAACATTTGACCGACATCTGACCGCCCAGCTTGTACACGATGGTTGTTATAGCTCCGATATCCGTCCCGGCCTGATTGCCCGAGAAGGTGAGCACATCCATCGGATCGATCTCGGGCCGTAGTGGCATGACAGCTGTATACGGTTCATAGTAAACTGTCGCAAGGTAGTTCAGGATTCTCAACATCGCATCCTCGCGAGCTGTCTGAAGAGTGAACTGCAAGAACGGATTGATTCCGAGATCATACGAGAGACCATCATCGACGGGTTTGGCTACCGCCTCGACGGATCCGTCTTCAAAATATCCGAGCGTTATGGATGTATAATGCGTTGTAAAGTCCGATAGCGACGAAGAAAAGCGCTCATTTGCCGCGATATCGTCATCGGGTATCATATTGTACTGTTT